AACGCTCTTTGCGGCAGCGTGTGCGTGCCAGACTTTAAGTTTACAAAGCCCGTCTTTGCGGTGGAAGACAACGACATACCGTTTAACTTCTTAATTAAGAATCACATTAAAAAATACATAGGTAAAGAATGCGAAGCAATCAAAACTAAAAGTATTTACTATAAAGACAAGGAAGATTTCAAAGCTTATTTAACATTTAAATGCATCAATAACAGAACGACTTTGGATAAACCTAATCTAGATCATATGACCAGCAACGAATTCTGCTTGGAGGCTTACAATGACGCCGTTTAACCCAAAAAAAGTAAATAAAGAATGGGGCCATGAAATATGGTTAGCCAACAACGAACAGGAAGACTATTGTGGTAAAATTCTCTTCATCGAAGAGGGTCACTCAACCTCCATGCATTACCACGTAGACAAACACGAAACCTTTTACGTGTTAGAAGGAACGCTCAGGGTAGACATGTTGAGAGACAAAGAGAACCCAGAAGCCCACCCCTTTACAATGACGGTTAAACAAGGCGAAAGCATGGAGATGGAGAGAGGTCAGGCTCACAAACTTATGGCAGTAGACAGGGATGTTACATTAATCGAGATCAGCAAATTCCACAGAGACGAAGACAGCCACAGACTTTATAAATAATATAGACGCAATGAATTTATCAAAAGACAAGCTAAAGAAAATCGCCAAAGAGCGCGAAGACGTACATCAAAACCACGCGTCTAGCAGACCTTTAAGTAAAGACTATGAGTACATCGGTCTTGTGGGAGAATCTGAATTCGCCAATCAATTCAACTTCAAGCTTGACCAAGAATTACGCCCATCTGGCGACGGAGGCAGAGACTTTAATTCACCTTTAGGTTTAATAGATGTTAAGACTGCTAGAAAAGCTTTTAACCTAATCGTGGAAGAAGGAAAAGTAGATTCAGACATTTATGTTCTTGCTCAGTACCACGAAAAAACTGAGTCCGCCTCCTTACTGGGGTGGGCTTATAAAAAAGAAGTTTTAGAAGCACCAAGAAAAGACTTTGGCTACAAAATTATTAATCACTATATAAACAAACGAAACCTAAGAACGATTGACTCTTTAAAAAAACTACTAGAAATCAAAGTGGACAATTTTCCTTTTTAAAATGGACGAACATTTACTCAGATACGACAAAAAGAAGATTTACGTTTTCATCGACTGTGAAACGTTAAATCTTTGCCTCAATTACTGCCACAACCTACCTTGGCAGATTGCGATGATCAAAGCCAAAGGCGACGACAAGTTCGACGAGAAAGATTTTTTTATCAAGTGGGATACTAACCTAAAAATTAGCGATGACGCCGCACGTATCACCCGCTTTGACCAAAAAGTTATTGACCGTAAGGGAGTAGCTCCTGAAGAAATCTTTCCAACCATGAAAGACTGGTTGGATAACGCTGATTACATAGTCGGCCACAACATCCTTGGCTTCGACATATATCTTATCAAAGAGTATTACAAAATGATGGGCGAATCAGCAGATCACCTGTACGAAAAAATCATTGACACACATTCAGTAGCCAAGGGGTATAAACTTAGCTTGCCGTACAAGCAGGGGGGCTCCTTCCTAGAGTATCAGTACATGGCGGCTTTCAAGAAGAAGAAGGGCGTCAAGACAAGTCTCTCAGCCCTAGGAAAAGAGTTTGATATAGAACATGATTATGGTAAATTACATAATGCGCTAGTAGATTTAGAGTTAAACTTAAAAGTCTGGAACAAGCTAAAGTGGAACGTAGAAGTATGACATTCGATAAGCAATTCAAAAGTTACGACCTAGATATTCATGGGGTTAGATTGCCTCAGTTCGATATTGAGAAAAGACACAAGCATCAAGCCTTGGTCAGTGAGGATTGTAGTAATTACGATTTTCTAAGACAACTGTGTTTAAATGGTTTTAAAGAACTAGGTGTCAGGAAAGGCTCCAAGAAGTATGAAAAATATGTAGAGCGAGCAAAATACGAGCTGGCGACACTCAAGGACTTAGGGTTTATTGATTATACTCTTTTAGTGTGGGACGTTATCAACTACTGTAAAGAGAAAGATATTCCGACAGGTCTTGGTCGCGGTAGCGCCGCTGGTAGTCTAGTTCTGTTTCTTATTGGAGTAACAGGCATAGACCCTGTAGAGCATGACCTTTACTTCGAGAGGTTCGTTTCAAAGATTAGAGCTAAGAAGAAAGTCGTTGACGGCGTCACGTACTTGGATGGCTCACTCATGTGTGATGTAGACTTGGACATTTGCTACTATAGACGAGGGGATGTAATCAAGTATCTGGAGGAAAAGTTCGTAGGTAAAACAGCGAAGATTTTGACGCTTAACACTTTGAGTGGAAAGCTCCTAATGAAAGAGTGTGGCAAGATCGTGTCTGCAAAAAACGAAACAGAGATGAATCAAGTGTCAGGATTTATCCCTAAAGTATTTGGTCAGGTGGCCGACATCGAAGATGCATACGAAGAAGAAGAAAAATTTAAAGAGTGGTGCGACGAAAACAGAGAGGCTTACGAAGTAGCTCTAAAGCTTAGAGGCTTGGTAAAAAACAAAGGTGTTCACCCCTCCGCAATCTCTTTATCTTACGAAAAGATGATAGACTCTTGTCCAGCGGAGCTAACCTCAGCCAAGGACGCTGCGGTTGCTTCGTATGACATGAATTGGATTTCTATATTTAACGTCAAGCTCGATCTTCTGGGGCTTAGAAGCGTTTCCGTGGTGGATGACGTATGTAAGCAGGTGGGCATTAAAGTTACAGACATAGATTTAAACGACAAGTTTATTTACAGAAGTCTTCAAGACCTCAAAACTCCACACGGCTGCTTCCAGATTGAGGCAGACACTAACTATAAGGTTTGCCAGAAGGTAATGCCTAAGAGTCTAGAGGAATTGAGTGCCGTGCTGGCACTGGCACGTCCGGGCGCGATGGCGTTCGTAGATCAGTACGCGAGTTACGCGAACAACGACGTCTACGAACCCATCCATCCGTTTTTTGATGACATCCTAAAAGAAACAGGAGGAGTAGCTCTGTACCAAGAGCAGCTAATGAAAATGGCGAACAAGATTGGCTTCACCCTTGATGAAGCGGAAATCTTACGTCGTATTGTTGGTAAGAAAAAGCGGTCTGAAGTTACGAAGTGGAAGAAGAAGATTAAAGACAAGATCAAAGAGAAGGGTCTCGACCCTGAGATCGGTGACATTCTTTGGCAGATTCTAGAGGACTCCGCTAACTACTCGTTTAATAAATCACATAGCGTTAGTTATGCCGCCTTGGCTGCGTCTACCGTTTACCTAAAGTTTAAACACCCAAAAGAGTTCTTCCTGTCATTACTAAAGATGACCAGACACGAGCCTGATCCCATTGCTGAAATCTCTAAGATTCACAAAGAGATGGACCTGTTCGACATCAAGCTCTTGCCACCGCATCTCACCAAGTCTGAAATGGATTTTACAATCGAAGGTAACGATATTAGATTCGGCTTGCTTTCTATCAAAGGCATATCTGAAAAGTCCATTGAAAAGATCAACAACTTCAAAGATATATATGCTAACAAATTCGAAATATTTAAAGCAGCAGAAGAAGCCAAGCTTAACATCGGTGTTCTGTCCGCGCTTATACAGGCAGGAGCGTTAGAAAACGGAGTGCAACAAAGCAGAAGTAAGGTCGTACTTGAGGCGCAGCTTTGGAACCTGCTGACAGCAAGAGAGAAAAAGTACGCAATGCATCTTGGTGAGCAGATGAAATACGATTTAGTAGAAGTATTAAAATTTCTAACCAGATTCAAAGACGAGAAAAACAAGGTAGTGATTAAAGAGTCAAGGTATGAAACAATCAAAAAGAAATACAAGCCATATTTAAACATATATATGCTTAATTCTAAATCCGAAAGCTTTGCTAATTGGTACTACGAAAAGATGCTCTTGGGATACACTTACAACAAAACACTCATAGATATCTTCTCTGAAAAACGTAGAGACCTACAAGGTATAAGAGAGATCGTAGAGCTGCCAGAACGCGTCAATACGGCCTTTATAGGGCGCGTAGAGGACGTTTGGAAGGGGAAGTCCCGCGCTGGCAACAAGTACCTTAAGATCGAAGTCTCGGACGAAACAGGCACTATACAGGCCCTTATATTTAACGACAACATAGACAAATGTGAGAGTATGAATAACGGCCTACCAGAGAAGAAGAACATTGTAATTGTAAAAGGTCGAAAGACGGATGGTGATGCGGTTTTCGCCAATTTAATAGGGGTGCAGGATCAGAAGGTATACACTAAATTATCCGAGCTTAAAGCTTGACTTATCAACAAGAAAGGAGTATAGTATATAAATGGTACAATTCTACAAACCGAACGCGAAGATGACAGGATGCGCCTGTCAATTCTATCTAAATCATAACGATGGCTCGTTCTTTACAACGCTTATCAAACAGGCGTCTTGGGATGCCAATAAAAAAACGGGATCGTTTCAAGCCAACAAAGATAACCCAGCAAAAAATGTAATCATTAAATTAAATCAAGCCGAAGTAGCTGGCTTTATCGACGCTCTAGAAAGAAGCGTTGAATTTAAGGGGTATCATAGTAGCAGCCAGCAAGTAGTACAGTTTTCTTTTGGCCCATATCTTAGAGAGGGAAAGCAAGTAGGATTTTCTTACTCTGTAACCAAGCAAGGCAAGGAAGACACCACGCAAAAGGCGTCGTTTTTAATGGGTCTATACTTTAACGAGGCGGTCTTACTGAGAACGCACTTGGAATTCCTTCTTAACAAAAGCTACGAAATCCAAGAGCAAAAAGTATTAGAATCAACAAACAAAGGCAGGTATAATAAATCAGAGACTCCACCTCAAGAAGATGAGGAAGACATCTGGTAAATGAAAAAGAAAAAAATTGTATTTCAGAGTGATTATTCACTTGCGAAAACGGGCTTTGGTAGAAATGCTAAAGCCATTTTAACGTATTTATATAAAACTGGAAAATACGATTTGGTTCATTACTGCTGCGGGGCTAGTTGGTCAGCAGAATTTTTAGGTAAAACGCCGTGGAAATCAGTGGGTACATTACCTGATGATGAGGTCGAATTGCAGCACATAAACAAAGACCCAAACCTAGCTAGGTTGGCTGGGTATGGAGCGCATTTTATAGATCGAATAATCAAGCAAGAAGAGCCTGACGTATATATAGCAGCCCAAGATATCTGGGGCGTAGACTTTGCGATAGAAAAACCTTGGTTTAGCAAAATAAACTCAGTAATCTGGACAACGCTAGACTCTTTACCTATACTTCCATCAGCGGTAGAAAAAGCTAATAAGGTTAAAAACTATTGGATTTGGAGCAGCTTCGCAACGAACGCCCTACATGAGTTGGGTCATAAACACGTTACTACAACTCACGGAGCGTTAGATACAGAAGTCTTTCGTAAACTAGAAGATAGTAAAAGATTGCAGTTGCGGAAGCAAAATAAAATTGATAAAGACGATTTTGTCATAGGGTTTGTTTTTAGAAATCAATTACGCAAAAGTGTACCAAATCTTTTGGATGGTTTTAAAAAATTCAAAGACAATAACCCTTCAGCGAAAAACGCCAAGCTGCTACTACACACCAGCTTTGACGAAACTTGGGATATCCCAGCGCTCGCTAAGGAAAAAAATATAAGCTCTAAAGATATACTATCAACATACGTATGTAAAAATTGCCACAAGTATAGCGTTAAAGAGTACGCTGGCGAAAACCTTAACTGCTCGCACTGTATGACTTCAAAATCAGTAGTAACAGTTAACCCTGTAAACGGAGTTACAGAAGAAGAGCTTAACGAAATATATAATTTAATGGATGTATATTGTCATCCGTTTACATCTGGTGGCCAAGAGTTTCCGATCCAAGAGGCAAAGCTAACAGAACTCATCACCTTGGTGACTAATTATAGCTGTGGAGAAGAAATGTGCCAAGAAGGTGCCGAGTCCTTACCTTTGGAATGGTCAGAGTACAGAGAAACGGGAACACAATTTATCAAGGCCTCCACCGACCCAGTATCTATAGCTAATCAGTTAGAAAAAGTTTTCAAAATGCCTCGAAAAGAAAGAGCAAAGATTGGTAAAAGGTCTAGGCAGTGGGCGAAGGAAAACTTCTCTATAGAAGCCGTGGGGAAACAAATAGAAGCCTTCTTAGATTCTTGTCCAGAAGTAGATTTTGATTTTTCAACAGTTGGTGAAATAGAAGAGAAAGAGCCGTTTGTAGAAGTCCCAGAGATTAAAGAAGATAAAGACTGGGTTCTGTTTATATATCATAACATATTGAAAATGCGTCAAGTCGATGAGCACAACAACGGCTTTAAATATTGGATGCAAGAGTTAGCTGACGGCACAAGCAGAAGAGAAATAGAAAAGTATTTCAGAACGGTAGCACAAAAAGAAAACCAAAAAGATAAGTGGAACTACCTAATGGGCGTCGATGGTTTTACGGAGCTTTTAGACGAAGACGACGAAGGTAAAAGGCTGCTTTATATAATGCCAGAAAGCATAGGGGATATTTTTCTTTCAACAGCTTTATTTAGGTCTATAAAAGAAACCTATCCAGACTATAATCTTTACGTCGCTACAAAACCGCATTTCGCTGAGGTTCTAGACGCCGCCCCGTATGTCCATAAAGTAATCCCTTATCTTCCACAGATGGAAAGCTTTACCTTTTTGGAGGGAGCAGGAACACACAAGGGATATTTCGAAATAGCATTCATGCCTTTTGTAAATAGCCAAAGGATTATTACTTACCCACACAACGGCAAAGATAAAATTGCCTTTAAAGATTATAAATATGAATAATTAAAATGCACTTACTAGATACATACGCTTTACATTGCGGCTTAAAAGTTGACAAGCCTTACATATACACGCTCTATTACCCACTAGGAGTAGATAGGTATATTACTTTTCAACCGTTTAGCAACTTTGCGGAAAAGCAGTACGATTTTTGGAATGAGGTTATAGATTATTTAAGCCCAATACTAAAAGATCAAGGGATCAGAATAGCTCAGATAGGAGCAAAAGACGACACCCCAATGAAAGAATGTATATGGACCCAAGGAACAACTAAAATAAGTCAAGCAGCTTACCTTATCAAAAATGGAATGCTCCACTTAGGGGTAGACAGCTTCGGAGCGCACGTAGCCTCTGGGTTTAATAAAAAAATTGTAGCACTGTACTCAACTAACTGGGCCAACAACTGTAAGCCTTATTGGAGTGACCCAAAAGACGTAAGACTTTTCGAGCCAGACAGAAGCGTAAGCAAACCAACCTTTAACCACGAAGAAGGGCCAGACAAATCAATCAATAAAATAAAGCCTGAAGACATAGCTAATAGTGTTTTGGACTTACTAGGTTCGAAAGCAAAGGTAAAAAAAGAAACGGTATTCTTTGGGGATGATTACAATAAGATGAAAATGAATATCGTTCCTTCTTCGGCGTCGCTAGCCTTGATGGAATTCGGTCACCTAATCGTTAGGATGGATTTGCATTTTGATGAAGAAGTCTTAGAATTTTTAATCCAAAATTACCCTTCGGTTTCAATAATAACTAAAAAGCCTATCGACACAAAGCTTTTAAAACACTACAAGAATAAAATCCAAGATATAGTATACTGGGTCAATGAAGATAACGATATCGAATTTGTCAAGGGTATTCACGGTCTAGGCATAAATTATATTTTACTTACCAGTTTAACGGGCGACAAATTTAGTGATCTAAAATTTAAGTATTTAGATTATAACTTTATCTTCCAAAGAATTGCAAACAAAAAGAAGAGAAAAGAAATTTTAAAACTAGGGCGTAAAAATCTTCAATTCAGAACGCGTCAAAAAATAGTCAAAGATGGAAAAGTATACAATGGAGTAGCAGCCCTCAAAAAAGGAGTGGAAGAGAATGGGTTAGTGCAGGAGTCTTTTGTAGATTTGATAGATACTGAAGATTTCTGGGTAGATTTGGAGGACGCCTACATAGTCAAAAAGCTTGACTAACGCTTAAGGGTATGCTATATTTAAGATATGGCTAGAAAAAAAACTGTCGGCTTCTCTCAGGTGGAAGAATCAATTACGTCTATTCAAAGAGACGAGAACGGTCTTATCTCTCAACCGAAAGTAGATTACGTATTTGACGACAGCGGTTTCATCAACTGGAGAAAAATGGCTAAGCCAGAGTATCTAGTACCCAACAGACAGCGCACTCAAGAAACTGACGTAACCCAACTAGACGACAAAGACCTCCTCATCCTTTTAGGAGGCATTAAGGAGTTAGCTCAAATCAGGGGATACTCTTCAGTGGAGTATGACGTTAAAACTCCGAGCGCAGATTATGTAGTCGCCACTTGTAAAATCAAATGGATTCCCAACTTCGAAACAGAAGGAAGAGAGGTTGTGTTTTCAGCGATTGCAGACGCTTCTCCAGCTAATACCCACAGCTTTGCTTCGGATTATCTGGCAGCTATAGCAGAAAACAGGTCTTTCGTTCGGTGTGTTAGAAACTTTTTGAGAATTAACATCGTAGGACAGGACGAACTCGGCGCTGGAGGCGGCTCTAAACAAGCTCAAAGCGGTCAAAGCGCCCCAGCCGCAAACTTCGACCCCAAAGAGCACCTGTCCACTCTCCTCAAGCAGAGAGGTATTACTTTTGATCAATTGAAAAATAAATTATCAAAAGAAGGTTATGAAAAAGCGGACAGCTTAAACTCCGTTAAAGATATCCCAAACATTAAAATATTTGAGTTGATCGACAGAATACAAAACGCTAAGAAGACTTAGGGTTATTCTCTTTGACTTGTTCTATATACTCAAGAAGATCATTTAATTTTTCAGGCCTGTCCATATGAAACTCTGTTATAGCTTCGAATTGCTTTTCCATCGGCCACTTAGAGAGTATTTCTTCTTGTCTTTTTTTCTGAACGCCGTTGTTTTGAATTGGGGCGCTATGATTATCCCACTTGTCTTGCAGTTCTTCGAGCGTGGGTTTGGCTATAGAATTTTCTTCGCTCCAGATTAGATTGTCGTAATCATCATTAGTTATCAACCACTGATAATCCGAGTAAAAAGTTTCTAAAACCTCTGTTATATTCATAATAATTCTTAATTATCGATTTCTGTTATGGCGATCCACGAGCTTGTGGCTCCGCCGTAGGGTGTAGAACTTTGGGAGTTCCTGTTTAAATATATAAGCGGGTAAGTCCCCGCCGCTCTTCCTATTCTTACTCTCCATGTCTGAGAATTTAAATTGTCTATGTCCGCTACATAACTTAACTTAGCTATTTGACCAAAGTTTAAACCTAGTAAGGCGTAATTCCAAACTTTAGAAGGGTTAGTTTCATTATCTTTGAAAAGACCGACAACCGCAGAGCCCCAAAAATTAGATTGCAAACTCATCTCACACTGAATTATTAATTTGTTACCTATTTTTGCTGGTTGATACGACAAATCTAAAACCTCAAACCCTTCAGTGTTTGTTGGTGTGTCACTTATCTCCGCGTTAATAGTTATCTTATCGCTCACCTGTTTTGCATCATCCCCAGAGATGTTCTGGACGTTTGTTTGTGTGGCTTGATAGGGAGAAAAGCAACAATGATCGTCAAACCCCAAAGAGTTTTGTACCCTAACTACATACTCACCCAACGTGGTGTCTATGTTTGGTATCGTGCCAGTTATATTAACCGTATCAGAAGCCTCTCCAATTATAGTGTAGGTGTTAAAAGTAGCCTGATAAGATTTACCAAAAGAATCTATAAAATAAACCGTCTCAACATCTTCTAAGTTGTGGCCTTGTATAGTAAAAGCGTTGCCAGCAAAACCAACGCTTGGACTAAGAGCTGTGATCTGCGGCTTGTTGATAAATGTAACTGTACTATTCATGATAAGGCGTTAAAATTTTAAACTCTCCAGACTTCTTAGTGAATCCAAAGTCAAGGGTGTTGACGCTAATGCTATGCCTTTGCTCGTAGCTACTAGCCGTTCCTGTGTCACTAACGGCTATACCCCTAGTCAAGCTGTTGTTGTAATTGATAAATTTGTCTTGTGAAATTTTAGTGACTTGATTCATTCCTGATAGCTGAACACCCGTAGCGCCTAAAAAGTAGTTGCCAGAGATGGACAGGTCTCCAGAAATGGAGGCCCTATTTAAACTTAAACTTGTCACAACAGGTTTTTTGCCGCTTATGGTTATTTTTTGACCTGTTACGCTTGGTATAACAGACTTGATATTATAAAGGTTTATATTATTCTTTAATTGACTTATAGATGCTTCTCCTTGGATTTGGGACCGTGATATCAAAAAGGGATGACCCTCCCCAATGAATGACGCGTTAATGGTAGCTGATATAACCGTACTCCCAGTCGAGGGGTCAGAAGCTACGGAAGAATTATCTAACGTCATGCTTTCAAAATAGTAATTTGCTTCACTGGTGTTTTGTTGGTTCGATATATATTCTATTTCATACGCACCACTCTTTACTAAGTTGGCTCCTGTTATACCTACTGCGCCGAATATCTCGAAAGCGTTGGACGCGTTTATAGTAACCACAGAACCTACCGTTAAGTTATTAGAGGACACGGAGTCTATAGTTGGAAGCGGATAAAATATAAAATTACTATAAGAAAGTCCAGAGCAGGAGTTTTGATAACCGCTGGCGACTATCCTGTCGGACTTAATATTTTTAGGAATCTTTACGGTTTTATAGTATTCACCAGAGTTAACAAGGGTAGCCTGATCGTATTTATTGTTGTAATTTAAAAATAGTATTTTACTATTGTTTAAGTTTATGCCAGAAATTAAAACATCTTCGTTATGTTTGCCATAGGTCTTATCAGAAGATTGTATGTATGGTGAGCTTACGTCTATAGGGTATACCCCAAACTCTTCGTAAACGGTAGAATTATAAACGTTATTTATAAATTGGCCAGATTGATTTTGTAGGTAAACCGTGGTTTCATCTCTGACTCCTTGGGGTAAATTGAAAAATAGGCCCGTAGAACCTGCGTGTGTTATATCGGCGCTGTTGGTATAGAGCAGTTGATTCAGCCCTTCGAATTTAATTCTATTTACTTTGTGTAAAGCTCGTCCTTGTACGGTAATTCTATCGCCGTAGTAATTAGTTCCGTCACCAACTATTTTACCTTCTATTGGGGGAACGATCCCTGTTACCATTTGGCTTGACGTAGTGGAGCCCACTCTTGAAAATAGGTTAATGTTCCCAGTGGTGAAGTCGTCTGGCATGTAAAATGTTAAGCTTCTTTTGGACGGCATGTCAAACGAAGCGGTATACGTTCTTCCCACGGCGCTTTCTAAACTAACACCCGTAACGTCTTTTAAATGGTTTCCCCTTAAGGTAACAGTCTTACCCCAGTCTCTAGACAAATGAGATATAGAATCTATACTAGGAAATCCTATATAGTCATACTCTTGAGCTCCCGTAAAGCAACCAACCTTATTACATAGAATTACTTTATTAGTGTCTTGCAAGCCAGCAGGAACCATAACCGATATACTGTTGTTTGATGGAGGCGAAGTTATAGCCGCTAGGTTGTCCACATGAATAGAGTTCCAATATACGACGGTATCCGCGCCAGCGTAAATATTCTGACCGTTGATGCGTAAATTTTCTCCCTGTCGTATAACTTTATTCATTACATTAATTTGCTAGTTGTTAAATTTCCCGTGCCTATAAAGTGGGAGTTAGTCGAGTCTACAAAGGAGCCGCTCTTATATAAAAGCCTATAGTTTCCAGCTTCGAAAGAGCCTTCCCAGCAACCGCTTCCACCATGCTCTGATTTAGCATCGCAATGTTTTTCGTAACCACCCACGGCTTTAGTGCATGACACATCAACGGATGCTATATATCCATCATACCCAGCCGCTTTTACACCAACGCCGCTGCTGGTCCAAGTTACTTCGCTTCTATTAAGAGAAACAATCGCTTCCGTTTCTGGGCAGTTTACATCTGCCATGACCTTTATTTTTTCTCCACTAAAGGTAGGATTGTATTTTACATAGTATTGCTTGTCTGCAAAGCCGGTCATGTGAGACTGATAACCATTATTGAACCCATAGGTGCTCGGCGTGTTAAAAGATATAGAAGCGTTATGCACACTCTGTTTTCCAGAAACTCCTTGCAGCTCATTTATGCACATCCCGCTGTTGTAAAACAAGTTTGAAAAATGAGTTCTTCTAGTGTTTGCTTCGTTTTCTGTGGCTCCCGTTGCCGCTATGTGACACATTTCAAACGATCCTACTGTAACCCCAGTTTCTATAGAGCTAGAGGTTATGGTATAACTCGAATAGTCTCCCGACAGCTCTTGCTTTGTAGTCTTAATTAAACCTGTTAAAATACCACTTAAATATGACTGCAACGTGCAATCGCCATCACAAACGTAATCACCAGAAACGCATTCATCACCAGAGATATTATTTGTTGTAAAATAAGACCCTCCCCCCATATTTGGATGGTTTGGGCAGAAAGGGTAGATGTCGAAGTAAAATTCACTAGATATCCACATTCTCGGCATATCAACTTTTGTGGAGGCTCCAGCATTTCCTGGAACTCCACAATAATATACGCCTTCGCTAGAACCCATCGTATCGGCGCTTCCCCCACCGTGTGTGCCATCTTGGGTGGTGGATAAATAAAACGGGTGATTAACGTTCGAAGGATCAGATTGGTCAAATTTATATATCTTCATCCCCGTGGTTGCCCAGCCACAGTCGTTATGATAATCTAGAACCTTATTAAAGTCTTGACTCCACGAAGTATCGCCCGAACCGCTTATGAAAAATTCATTTTGCCCAAAGCCATTATCGGCAACTTTTATATAATATGTAACGTGTGGTTCAGGCATTTTAACAGTATCCGTGGGTTGTGCCAGACCTAATGATGGTCTGAACGCTTGTTATTGTCGATACATTATAATTGCCAGTTTGACAATTAACGTAATAATTATTTTTCTCAATCTCTACATTACTTCTGGCAGTAGACTCACTATTCGACACGCCGCTCAGGGTCGTATTGTAAGAGAAATTATTTGAGCTAGAGTGAGAGCATCCGCTAGAGACAATCCCTGTTGCTGTATTACCATAGGGGTAAAGCTCAGATTTTCCCGAAGCATACAATTTATCCCAAAAAGAATTAGAGCAATTAGTTAAAATGTTGGTGGCAAAAGGATAGCTTATACCTGATCCGTAATTGTAAGTCACTACGTTGTTTGCGCTATGGTGAGCGATACCATTTAAAGTATAATCAGGATAATTAGCCGTCATATCTTGAGTTATACTATTTGTATTCTCCTGTTTGATGGCTGCATCATTTCCGGTTTGAGCTGTGCCAGTTGCATAAAGAGTCACGAAAGATGCGTCCGCACTGAACCCATATTGAGAGTTGCCAGAGCTAGTAATCTCACATAAGCAAGGCTGTAATTTATACGCAGATTGATCATATTCGTTTCCGTGCTCATCAGTAGTCCAAACGCCACTTCTCCATTTGTTGCCAACTATAGTCATACTCTCCATCCAAGAGTCCCCAGTTCCTTTAATAAAATACTTATCTATGTGAGTAGATGCTGGGTTAACTAATGCCTGTTGTAATTCGTAAGATGCAAACCCGCTGGTAGCAGAATTATTTTCGAATTTCAAACAGAACCTTTCTACGTCTTGCGTTGTAGAAAAAGAATACGTTTTGTTAGCGAAGGCGGACTGAGTAGATTGCCTATCGTTATAGTTTTGAGGCTCATTTATCAGCGCCACACTAGAAACGCCGCTATAAGAATAAGAAAAGCTCGGCGTGCCAATCACTTTGAGTACGTTGTCCGAAGACGCGCTGTTTAAAGAGTTAGCTATGGTTATATCATATACTCCAACCTGCAAATTTTGAGGGGAGAAGCTAACTTGATCAGAAGTATAACCAAAGCTAGAATCACCGAACACGGACGTATGAACTGAGTTTTCATCCGTCAACTGAGCCAAAGTTAACCCAGAGATGTTCGAGCCCATAATGTTTACATTGTCTGTGGAGCCTTGATTAACCGTTATAGATTGACCGCTTGTTATTTTTAGAGTTCTATCCAAAGGAGCTCCAGCCAAAGGAGAGAAGGAAACGAATTCATTTAAACTAGTTCCTTTGAGCCCCGAAGCTCCAACTACTTGGACTTTGTGCGCAAAAGTTCCAGCGGGTATAGAACCAGTTATTTCATAATTACTAACTACTTGATGCGACACTTGGGTGTCGTTGATAGTAACCGACGTAACTCCAGATAGAGCGTTGCCCACAATTTTTAAATTGTCTCCTTGACTAGCTTCTTTGGGGTTGAAGTCTGTTATTAAAGGGATGGGAACAAAGCTGTAGTTAGTGGTTTCCACACTAGCTTCGGAACAGGTAACATCAAGCTTGGCCGTTTTGTAGATAAAGTTTCCAGTATCCTCAACGAAGCCGATAGCTAACCAATCTCCAGATTGATTTTGGAATGTAGAGTAGTTGTTTAGTCTAGTATTGTTTTCTGAATAGCCGCTAGAAGTAAAGCCGTTGGTGTTATCTCCGCAGTAACCACTTCCGTATGCATTATAGATTACCCCTGAAACCTCTGATTCAGAATTACCTGTAACTCTCAAGTCGCAGATCGCTGTTGCTTGATAGGAGTTACTATAAACTATGTCTCCAGAAGTGCAGCTTGCAGAGTATAAACCTAAAGACGTAAGCTCGCTTTGGAGATCGCTCAAAGCGCCAGAGTTCGCGTACCCAGAGCCAGCCACATTGTATACAGTGGTTTGATTCGTTTTGTAAAAGCTTACAGGTCCCCAATGCGCATCAGTGGGTACTCTAGCTAAAACAGAAACGGAATCGGGCTGGACCTTAAAGTTCTTAGAGATAGCGCTAGCGCCGAATTTAACACCAGTAATAGTCCCAGCGTTTAAAACGTCGAATTCTATACTTTCTCCTATATTTCCGCTATAGATTGGCATTACGGTATAAAGGTTTGATTGTTCATTGTTACGTTGTAGCTAACTTCCCCATTCGGAGTAATTATCCTAACTGGTCCTGATCTAGCAAACCTAGGGACTATCAGGGATATCCCTTTCTCGCCAGTGGAAGAGTTTACTTCTCCAGTTGTTATTTTTTGAGCTTTAATGTTGTTATGGAAATAAACCGTGGTAGTATCCTGCAAATTAGTACCCCAGATATACAGTATATTTCCAACGGACACTGTGGTACTGTTGTTTGATAAAACGGGGGCGGCTCCGTAAGAATTCGACTTAACGCTGAGATTAGCTTTAATTTTGTCCGCGAAAGCAAACCCTACATCTTTAGCCTCCATTATACCGTCTACATTATATTCGTTTGATCCCAAGGAAAAGTTTACAGAGACGCTTTTACCATCGTACGGCAAAGCCTCCACAAAATTGTAAGATTCCAAACTTAAATTAGTGATTACGTTGTTTAATCTTAACTCAGAAGGCGTTAAACTTCCAAGTAAATAAACAGGATCAACAGTCTTGGAGACGCTGTAGCTCATCGAAGTTATATTAGAAGTAGCATCTATCCCTTGAAAGGAGATGTCCATATCAGAAAATTTCAAATAAACTCTTTCCTCATTCGGAAGGGTGGCTGGAGTAAAGCTCCCCCCAAAGTCCTCATATATGGACAAGGTCGCGCTAACTTTCGCGGGTCCGAACGGATCGGCCGTAATAGAATAAGATGTTAAATAAGCTTTGGATTGAGTAAGTCCAGCCGCATCAAAAGCGAAAGAGGAATCAGAGTACAAGTACGGAAGTAATGGGTCAGCTCCTTCCAAATAGTAGGATAAAGATAAAGAGCCTTCTGCTCCATTTTCTACAACATACTTAAAGTCGCCCTTTTTATCGATTTCTTGATTTTCGGAGATTCTTGAACCCAAGGAAAAGGTGACGCTATCAACCAAAATAGATTGATTAGCTACAGTAAATTTTACATTATTGTGTCCGTAGTATATGGCCATCCTTAAACCTTATCCCTTATTTTATTATTTACACTGATAAACCTCTAAGTATATTATATTTTCAGCCCAGATAAGTGTAAAATAAAGTGAGGAAAAAGGAATATGGCTTCTATATATGAAATAAGCACTTGGGTTGGTGGAACCGTAGCTAGTAAAAATGCGGTTTACTTTTATTCAGATAGATATTACTACAGCTTAAATGACGCGAATCATGACACGCCAAGCCTAGGAGCTGGTAAATGGGGCGGATATACGTCCTATGGAACTGCTAACGAAATTGTTCCCCACTTTTTTTGGACTCCAAGTTATGCGCCCAGCATCAATTCAGAACCCACAGTTAATATCGTAAAGTTTGGTGACGGATACGAACAAAGGTCTCCTGAGAATATCAATTCGAACCTCTTAAAAGTAAGCTTAAGCTTTGACAAAAGGGACGAAGCCGAAACTAAAGCTATATCTCATTTCCTTCATCAAAGAGGAGCTCAAGAAGCTTTCGCCTTTACGCCTCCCTCTCCATACAATTCAATGAAAAAATTCGTATGCAGAAGTTGGGACGTAACAATGAACTTTCAAAACAATTATTCAATTTCAGCCACGTTTGAAGAAGTGGTAGACTAATCATGACGCCCAATCAAGCTCAATCAGTAACAAAAAAAATATCTAAAGAAATACACTCTTTAGAGCCCTCTGCTTTGGTGACTCTATTTGAGATAGATATGAGCGCTCTAATGATCAGGAATGAAAGGGTAGTCAACTCAAATCAAAACCTAAGCTCCGAACTTAGATTCCACAACAATTTAAAAGCGATCAACACTTCTATATGGTTTGACGGCAAAGAATACTGGCCAGCCCCTATAAGCGCAGAAGGGTTTGAAACTTCAGCGAAAGGCTCTCCCCCTAGCCCAAGGCTCTCTATAACTAGCAATCCAAAAGGTTTAGACCCAGACGTAGAAGATAGAATCAAGTATATTAAATACGCAATCAGAGATTTAGATAACCTCTCTGGCGCGAAAGTAAAACGCATAAGAACATTTGCTAAATACATTGATAGCAGAAACTTTTACAAGTCAGACGGCACCACCTTGATATCGCCAGCGAATCCTGCACCCGAAGGTTTTGCCCCAGACCCTAACGCTAGGTTCCCAGAAGATATTTATGTTATAGATAGAAAATCTGGAGAAAATAAAAATACACTAGAGTTTGAATTGGCCAGCCCATTTGATGTTCACGATTTAAAATTGCCAGGTAGAATAGTCACGGAAGTCAATTGCGTATGGACATATAGAGGGCAAGGGTGTTGTTACGAATACAATTCCGTAAAAACTGCGGAACAAAACTCAAAGGAATATGATCATGACAGCCTGTTCTTTAATCCTAATGGAGAATGCAAGGCGACCTCTAATGGGGACGCGCCCCCAATAGCCACCTACAAAAACGAAAAGATAATAGATTTAATCAGTGTATCAACACTAAACCCATCCACAAGAGGCAATGCGGCAGCAGACAAATATGTAGCAGGGGCTCTTTGGAATTCCGAAACTCAATACGTAGAAGGAGATTTTTGCAGGATTCAATTAAACGGCGTGAATTATTATTTCGTAGCCAAGGCCAGCAGCAAAGCTGCGCCTCCCCCAAACTCAACTTACTGGATCGCTGACGAATGCTCAAAAACTATAAGTGGTTGCAGAAAGAGATGGCCTAGCCCACTACCCATAGGGGCCTTTCCGACGTCAAGAAGAGGAGGTACTTCCTAATGCTACTTACAGAGCAGATTAAATGTGATATTAAATCTCACGCGAAACAAGAGGCCCCTAGAGAATGCTGTGGGTTTATCCTTGACGAAGAAAGAGTTTATAAAGCGAAAAATATATCTACAGAAATTGGCAAATTCAGCGTTAACCCAGAGGATTTTTTATCTGCATCCAAACTGGGAGACATATTGGCAGTTTACCATTCTCACCCTAAAGAGCAAGAGCCTAGGTTTTCGGAGTACGATAAATTTAATAGCGTTTTACATAATTATATTTATATCTTGTACTCTTTAAGGGATAATTCTTTTTCGAGGTTTGATCCTTCCGCATCTAACTTTAATGAGTACATAGGGAAAACTTTTAAAATAGGCGAATCAGATTGCTATACATTAATGAGAGACTTTTATAAGAATGAGTTGGGTATTAGTTTAAATGATTACCATAGAGACTCAAATTGGCAAAGTTATCTAGACAGACTCTTTGACAGTAACTTCGAAAAAGAAGGCTTTACAGAAGTAAGCGATCTTCGCCAATACGACTGCGTACTAACCAAAAGCAGAAAGAATATCAACTCAAACCATATAGCTATCTATTTAGGGGGAGGTTTAATTTTACACCAGCCGCCAAACTCTTACTCTAGGATAGAAGAGTATACAGAGAAGCATAAAAAAATAACCAACAAAATTATAAGACATTATGAAGTTAACTAAAATTACATTGCACGGAAACTTAGGAGAGCAAGTAGGCAAAGATTGGGAGTTGCAAGTAGAATCTATTCCAGAGGCCATGCACGCCATAAATGTAATGACCAACAAAAAGCTTTTTAAAACGATCATAGAAAACGACAAACAAAACGTAAAGTATAGAGTACTCGTTGACGGGAAAAGCGCCGTGTCCAAAAGCATAGAGAAATTCGAAGACGCTCCTCAATCAGAAATTTATATCAAAAGAAAAATGGAAACATTGGATATTGTCCCTGTTCTAGAGGGGGCTGGCGGCGGAGGTGATGAAGGCAAAGACTGGATGATGGTGTTTGGTGGTGCGCTTACTATGGGTATAGGCTTTGGTATGGAGGGCGCTTTTGGAACGACTCTAATACAGCTCGGGCTGTTTGCTGTTGTCACTGGTTTATCTAATCTACTTGCGGAGCCCCCAGAGTTCGAAGATTTTAGAGAGATAGACGCTGTTAATAAAAGGGAGTCTTATTTGTTTAATGGCCCCATTAATACTTATAATCCGGGTGGACCAGTTCCAATGGGTTACGGAAGATTACTGGTAGGCTCTGCGACGGTAGGATTTGCTCAAGAAAATAGAGACAAAAAGATTTACGATAATGGAACTTGGTATCCAGTATAAATAGGAGTTTAAAGTGGCTGAAAAAGACGAAAAACCAAAGGGGATATATTACGGTACTGACACTGAAGTTAGATACATTAGCATAGCTAGTGCCGAAGTGTACGATTTGCTGTGCGAAGAGCAAATCGAGGGCTTGGTCCATCAAACTTTCGTACCGCCCACGACGAGGCAAGAGGGAGACGTGGGTTGGGGCCAAAACGGCATGACAGTCACAGAGTTCATAGGCTCTAACAACTCAAATATAGCGTCAGGCTCAACCAATATAGATCATGGCAAAATGTGTTCTATATATTGGAACGAGGTTCCAGTGGTGGACAAGACTAGCGGCAAGTTTAACTTTACTGACATTGACGTAGAAACAAACCAAACAATTTTCAACACTCAAGGCTTTAAGAATAAAAGGATAAAAGCCGTAGGAGAAGTGATTAAGGGGTCAGAAGAAAATCAAACCTCTCATCATAGATTTTATAAAATATATAATAAAGAATGCTCTAAAATTAGACTGGGTATTAAGATAGGCAGCTTGGGCAAGATAGACAGATTTAAAGGTACTCCCCAAAACCCAAATGAATCCTATGGTCAATTACTCGATAGTGACGTCACGATAGATTTCATGTTCAGGCCCATATACACCTCTAAAGAGGTAAGCTTTTCTCTAGGCAAAAGAGAGATTTTTAAGGGCAACTTGGCCACGCCCTACATAAGAGACGTGAATCTTGTAATGCCGCTTTCTTCAGCTAGAACAGAAGCGGATACAAACGACAACTACGGAGATTTCTTAGGCTGGGAAATCCAAATCATAAGGCAGACTGAGCAGCCAAAAACCCAAGATGTTAAAAACACAACTATCTTGGATACGATTCAAGAAGAGATTCAAGACACCTTTACAGCGCCGAACAGTTATATAGTTAAAAGCAAATTCGACGCGCAATTTTTTGGTCAAATCCCAGAGAGAGCGTTCGATGTCAAACTGCTAAAAGTCAAAGTGCCCAGCAATTATGACCCCATAAACAGGTATTACGATGGCACTTGGGACGGTACGTTTAAAACAGACAAAGTTTGGACCGATAACCCAGCGTGGTGCTTCTACGACCTAATGGTAAACAAGCGTTACGGCTTGGGTAAATACATAGATCAAATCAAAATAGATAAATGGACCCTTTATCAAATAGCTCAATACTGCGACACGTTAGTGACTTCAGCGGACGGCGGACTCGAGCCTAGGTTCACCTGTAACGTTTTGATTCAAACTAGAGAAGACGCCTTTAAGGTTCTTACTGATATGGCGAGCATCTTTAGGGCTATGATATATTATAGCACCGGAACCGTTTATGCAGTTCAAGACTCAAAGAAAGATTCGGTATTTCAATTTACAAATAGCGACGTAGAAAACGGAGACTTTACCTACAGCAGCACTAGCGCAAAAGTTAGGCATACTGTAGCCATAGTCAGGTACAATGACAAAGATAATTTTTATAAACCCGCCGTAGAATACGTAGATGACATCGAAGGCATTAGAAGGTACGGGATCAAAGAGAAAGAGATTACCGCGTTCGGCTGCACCAGTAGGGGCCAAGCCATTAGAATGGGCAAATGGATACTCTCCACTGAAAGGCTAGAAACAGAAACGGTATCGTTCGCCACAGGCTCTCAAGGGGCTATGCTAAGACCGGGCGATGTATTCACTGTTTCTGACTCTAATAGATTAATGAAGCGACGCGGAGGTAGAGTTTTAGACTTCACTCGCATAAATAATTCTAAATTTACTATCCTCTTAGACAGTAAGCTAGAACCCTTAGACTCTGCTGGAGACGGAGAAGATGGAAACAATAAAGGTAGAAATTACGAACTTACTCTTTCAGCCCCATCATTCTTTTATGACCCAGCTCAGACAGATATAGAAGACTCGTCACAGGCTCAATTCATTCGCAATCATCACGTACAAAAATTTACAATAACGAATGAAGATGTCGATTATGATAGCGGCACGACAGGCAAATCGTTAGTCACCATAGAGTGTAAAGACGAAAACGGAAATGACGTCAATTGTCTTAACTCTGCTGGTACACAAATTAATCTAGGTGACGTTATAGATAAAATGTCTTGGAGCATTTTGACCAACAGTGTTGATGCTGATGTAAACATCGATATTCAAGAGCAAATAAATCAGTCAAAAAGATTTAGGGTTATTAATGTAGTTGAAAAAGAAATAAGTAAATATGAAATTTCAGCAGCGGAATACAGTGAGGATAAGTATGACGAGATAGACAAAAGGCTAACTTACTCTAATACCCTATCTTTCCAAAAACCAAAAGACCCAGCGTCCTTTAACTTCGCGGATAGGAGCAGAGAGATTACAGCCAACACAAAGGCTATAGATTATACTATATCTGGACACGCAACAGATAGAAACGGGCTGTCGCACTACGTTGTGTACGTATCAACAAGCGCGTTTGGGGCGGGAGTACCTAGCGACGATTTTTTGGTTGATAAAATCTACTCTATAAATAGCCCTTCAGGAACTTACATACCCTCTTCTCAAAGCAATTATTATTTCAGAGCCTACGCCGTTAATTCTTTAGGGGAATATTCAGACAATCCAGTGGATAATTCTGTAACCTCCGCGCAATTAGGCGCAGTGAATCCAATAAAAGACGTATCGATCACCGCTCTAAGGCTAAACGACGACACAGAAGAGTTGGGCAACGATCCTGGTGCAAGTGATCCTGTAGCTGGCACAATTAAAAACGGCCATAAAGTAGACGAGTTCGACGGAACAAACATACGAATAAATTGGAGAACTGATATCCCAGGCGTACTGGGAACAAACACCTCCTTCGAATTCTCTTATAGAATTAGAATTTACAAAGGGTATCCCGAAACAGGAACCTTACTTTTTACAAATAATGATTTTAGGCCAGTTGACTGGGACTTGGGATTCACTTCTTTCGAGCTTCCTGAAAGCGAGCTAATAAACCTAACAAAGCAAGAAAATAATGGCTCAATAGATTTAGATGATGTTTATAGAAGTCTAAGCTTTGTAGTAGACGCAAGAGATTATTCTAGTACGCCTAAATACTCTTCTGAAAATAATAACAACGACGGGTTCGATGTGTTGTACGTCGAAAATCCAGCCCCAAGGAAGGCGGATCAGAACAAAGCTATAGAAGGGTTTATTGACATTAATGGCCACATCAAAATATTTAATACTGACAGACCTACTGATGCACGATCTGTTTATATTATAGCTGCGGTTCAGTCATTTACTTATAACGATTATGTAAACGCCACAGAAAGCAGCAGCCCCAAAAGGTCCACGTACAAGTTCAACACGCTGAGAGTAAATCCCATAGATAGTACCGATCCAGTTTTCGAAATAGACCCGAGCTTTAAAACTGACGACATGGATAAAGCTTACGTTGCCATAGCTTATACAGATGATTTTGACGAAAATTTAATAACTTACAAAACGCTAAACGGAATCACTTGGGATATAGACAAGAAGTTTTCCGACAGAATCTCTGACGTGTTGGAGGTCAAAAAGGTAACGCCAGAAGTTATAGATTTAATTGGTGAAGGTTGGAAGGCTTGGATAAAAGTTGACATCAACGGAGAGTGGCAAGGTACAAATATAGAATGTATTAAAGACGTCACTGATGAATACCAAGACTATAAAGGTTATGTTCCATTTTATTGTGGTAGAAAAATACCTTGGATTCAATATAGAATGCTATATGATCAAGGAATAAATTATAATGACTTACAAGTTAGAGTTAATCCCAGCCCAGGTTTAATGGTGGGAAGCCAAGTGGAAGACTTATTTACAGCTAGCTGCCTTTATTATTTACCCGAGGGAGACACGAGCGCGAGGCCTCATGGAGATTATACTGATAATACTTTTCTTATAGGAGGTTATACAAATCAAACTTGGCACACAACCGACGCCGATAGCCCGTATTACAAGAGAACAGATACGGGAGGAGGCAACGTCGAGTATTATAGATTTACCAAAGGATTCAAAAGGTACAGAGTATACTTTAAGCCGAACAAGGGTTTTGACCCAGATCATTATTGGGTAGTAGGCATGAACGCTAATGAGAAAGCTTATTTCTACAACAGCATGCTAGCGGGCCTTGGTAGATTTGCCGCAGCAGCAAGCAACGAAACAGTTAATGGTTACGAGGGTCAGCTAGTAGGTGGGGCGACAGACGCTCTAACCGCCACGGGTGGTACTGAGATACCTTGGGACGATGGGCAAGGAACTTTGGATCACGTACATATTGGTGGTAGTGACGCTTACTTTAATTATCACCCAGCAGGATTCGTTCAAGGATTCGGAGGGCTTCCGAAAGAGAGCTCCCATTTCGATATTCACTTGGGCCACATGGTAGACGGATCATACCTAAAGGACGCCATATTCTTTGTTATGGCAACCAACCAAAACGAAAAAGAACCAGACGTAAATTGCCCTAACTAAAATGAAAAACAACAATTTAATTATTTACTATAAAGATAAATCTAGAGACGTTTTTTCTTTTGCCTCAGACGTTTCTGAGGAACAGGCCATATCTAAATTCGAGGCTATTCGCCCAGAGGTAGACAAAGAGCAAATAGAAAAATACTTTTATCACACAAACGATGAGCTGCCAATCGAAATGTACGGCAAGTTCACATCGCTAACCGAAGAGGGTAAAATAGAAATTAACACGCGTGCAGTGATGATTGAGGAGAGACTTGACGACATAAGAAAAAAACGCGACCTGCTCATATCAAAGTTGGACATCCCTTTCATGAGAGCTTTGGAAGACGATAACGACACGGTTAAAAATCACATTAAAAAAATTAAAAACTTCCTCAGAGATTTACCAAGCAAGCTAAGGTTTCATGAATTAAATGACGAAGATATATTGTCTTATAATCCATTTGGTAACATACTTGAGATAGCAATAATAACTGGTGGTAGCGGCTATCAATCTCCACCCAAAGTAACCATAGATGAGCCTAAAAGGCCCGCTGTTGGATTTGCTCCGAAAGTGGTGGCTACAATAAAAGACGGCGCGGTTTCTAAGTTGATTTTAACCGACTTTGGTTGCGGTTATAATTTTGTCCCTAAGGTTGAGATAGAAGCTCCTGAAAACGGAGAAAGAGCCTTGGCCCTTTGCTTGCCTCCCCAAAATACAGTGTTAACTGAAGAGCAAATATTCGAAAACACTCGCTCTAACTATCAGTAGAGCATTCCACCCGGTTTCTTTTCTTGCACCAAGGTCGATAGCACGGTGCTCTTGATTCTGTCCGCAAGCTCCTTGGTTTCCGTCTCACTGAGAGGCGTGCTGCCGTAGCCTTGGCTTTCAGTAATTTCATTGGAAACTCCTCCAGCAGCATCAACGTTAACTGTGATGTTGATATTGTTGGTTTGATCCCCTGAGCCGCCAGCATCAAGTTTAGTTGCTTGATTACCGCTGGAGGTTACGGGTTTCATCCTGTGTGGCTTAGTGACTAATCCACCTGTTGCGTAGGCAGCTATGTTGCCACTATTAAGTCTATCAAAGAACGCGGTTCCATATTTGTCAACGATGTCTTTTCTTACGACATATTCTCCACCCATTAGCAGGGCTGGTATATCATCTCCAGATTGTCCGCCCTTAGCAAACATCTTGTACCCACCTTTACCCCCAGTGAGTGCGCTCGACATCAACAATGAAGCTCCACCAAACAAGAATCCGTATCTACGGCCCTGCTTCTCGCGCTCGTGTTTCTCCATAGCTTCTTGCTGGTCTTTAAGGAACTGCATTCTCTCGTGTTGGTAACCGAAGAACGCATCCATCTTTTCGAACTTGAATCTATTCTGCGGATTGTTCTCGTCCGTAAGAGCGTTGGCGGATAGCCTTGAGTCTCGGAGATGGATCGCGTTTTCTGGGCGCTTAAGATTATCAAATATAAATCTATTTTTAAGGTGAGCTTTGTATTTACCCGAGCCTATTTCAACGCTGCTCTCATCAAACATTTCTCTATCCATATTTTTGCCTACGTCTGGATACTTTTTGAGAACTTCTTTTATAGCTGCAAGTCTTTCTGAATTAATTGGTCGTTTTAAGTCTACTTTGTAGTCAGACTTAGTATGGATTACGGGCTCGCTTGTTTCCCTGCCCAACCAATCTTCTTTCTTTTTCTCTGGGTCTGCTTCTCTATATGAGAACTGCGAAATTCCAGCAGCGCTAAGCTCTCTTTGTCTTCGGGCTTCAGCGCGTCTCATCATTGCTATTTGAACCGCGTGTTTTGGGTCTTTAGATATCATGCCACCTGTAGCCGCTTGTGTAATTCTGCCCGAATTTAAAGAGTCGAAGAAGTCTTTACCCAGCGCATCAACCGAAGACCTTTTGATTACATACTCTCCCTTACTCAAGTAAGCGGGTACGTCATCCTTGGTTCCTGAGCCGCCGCGGACCATGCCTCCTGTAGAGTAACCTTTTACTGGGCCTCCCTTGGAGAATGGCATAACAGCGTCAAATATAGAGTTAACACCCATTTGCAGAGTCCTATCAAGCATCTTATCAGCCATCTTGGCCAGCATGTCACCAAAAGCGTCCTTGAGCTTGGCTGTGCCCCTGATGGCCTCGCCAAACGCGCTGGCCACTCCAGTACGGAAGTCCTGAGAAAACTCCTTAGCCATTGAATTCAGGTCACTATAGAAGTCTCTGGAGCTGTATAAGAAGCCGCCCAGTAGGGAGTCGGTAAAGTTCTGAACGCCGTAGTTTCCAGCGTCTAAAGCGGCCTCGTTAGCGTCATCGATAGCCTTTCTCATTGTGTCGCTGGCCATCGTTCCTTTTTTGTAAATTTTTTCTGTTTGCTCTAATTCGACTCTGTATTTTTGCGCTCTAAGGTTGGCGACTTTTTGCATTTCGTCAAGCTTTGATTGCTCCGTACCCGGATCAGCGCCAGAAAGCTCTATGAATCTTTTCTTTAACTTATCCAAGATGGCCGTACCTTCTGAGGCGGCTATAGCGTTTCTTCTCACAGCAGCAGCGTAATACTCAACTTCGTTTGAGGCGGCTTTAGAGTTGTCTCTTATGTTTTGTAATAGTTTTTTCTCGACGAAAATATCTGCTGCGTTTTTGCCTGGCGTATTGGCCGCTTCTGCTTCTATCTCCGGAGCGAATTGCCCCATTTTAGCTGCTGCATTAAGCTTCTCAAACGCTGAGTTTACCAAGCTCAAGGCTCCTGGCATTTCTTCTAAAATTTTCTGAGAGGCTTCCAGTTCGTCGGTCCAAGACTTCAAAGCGTTCGATTGACCCTCTCTTATTAAATCTATTACAGACTTGCCATAAGTTGCTTCTTCCGCGTCTGCCGCGTTATCAAGCCTTGCGTTATCTTTCTTGGCTTGCTCAAGGGCTTTTTTAGCTGCGTCAACCCTACCCTTTCTTCCTTTTTTCTTGCTGGCTTCAGCCTTTGCGACATCTTCCTCTAGTTTCTTTAATCTTTCCGCTCTCGCTTTCGCTTCTGCAAAATTGGCCGCTCTAACTTCTGCTAGCTTTGCTTGTCTTGCGCTGTCGTCGCTCAAGAACCTTCTCATTTCTGGATTCTCTACCACGCCTTTCATGTAGGCTTCCAAGCCCGATTTCATTGTGTCTCCAGACACAGCTCCAACCATAGACTCATGAAGCAGCGACGCAAATGTAATTCCAGTGTTGGTAGCGGCTACCGAAAGATGCTTTCTTATCGCGTCATGGTCTACAAACTTACCAACGTCCTGCGCGGCTTTCTTTAAATTTTGGAAGCTGGAGTTAACTTTCTCAATGCTGCCAACACCTTTTCCATACAGATCGAGCTGGTGTTCGTAAGCGTCGGTTGATCTCTGATAAGCGTTTTCCAAGCTGAGCCTGATGGCTTCCTCCTCGGTCATTACGTCGAACAGCTTGCGGATCGCGTTGATGACATCCTCGTACTGCTCAGGTTTTAGCGCGGGATCATTGAGGATGCTCATGAGGTTGTCTTGATTTGAGGCCACCCACTTCTTAAGTTCTGCGGAAGTAAGGTTTTGGCCATCTTTAAGAAGTCCTAATTTTTCTAATCTCTCGCCTTGCGCCCACTTCTCTTCCACTGAGCCGTCAGAAGCTTCTAGAGTACCCATCATTGTGTTGTACCAGTTTGTCGTCGCTCTTTGGCCTCCAGCGCTTTGTAAATTTGTTCTTCTTCTGTTTCTGATCTCAGTAAGAATCGAAGCGTCTCTTGCGCTAGCTTTAGCTTTACCCGGTGTTTCTCCAATCGCGCCGAAGAGCGCGGCGTCGATGCCTGACTTGCCAAGGGCGTCGGCAGTCTTGCCTCCTGTGACTCGGCTCTTATGAGCTTCAGCCAAGGCTTTGATTATATTGTCTTGGGCTATGTCTCTTTGTAGATCACCGAAGGCGTCCACGAGCCTACGAATCTTGGACGTATCTTGATTAGCTTCGCCAAGAGATTTGTTGATGTCTATGTTTTTGAGAGATAGGTCTCTTAATAGTTTTAAACGTTCTTTTTCTAAAGTCTTTTGGTCGTCTAATAAGGATAGCGCCTCGCCTTCAACGGTTAAAGCTTCTTTGGTTGCATTCAATTGCTTTCTTTTAGCCGTTTCTTGAGCGTATCTTTGCCTAGCAATCTGCTCATCCATATATTCGAAATCATTATCATAAACCCACTGTTCAAATGACTTTGCCAAATGTGGTAGGGCATCAATTTCTGCGTTTGTGTCTTCCAATAGCGTTTTGAGTTTTGAGGCCGCTGCTCTAATCTCTTCTAGGCTCAAGTCTTCCCGCTGCTTGATTGTGTTCATGAACACTTCTGCTCTAGCTATAGCTTGATTAGATTCCGACTGAGGTGAATAGCCTACATCTTTAGGTTTGATGCCGTCTATACCTTCGGTTGGTTTGAAATCTGGACCGCCCGGTTTTGTTGGGTCTGTGGGGGGAGTTTCGTTTCTGCGTATCAGTATTAACCTTTTTAACTCCTCATTTATATACCCAAGTTGTTCCGCGTTTAATTCTAACCCCTTATCTAAGTCGAGATTAGCCTTAGCTTGTTGCACAAGGGTTTTCTGTGCGACTGAAAGAGAATCGACATTTCCATCCCTTAGAGCTTTTTGTATTGCCGCTAGGTTATCTTTAATAGCGTCCGTTGGAGTCTTAGGTGTTGTTTTATCAGGGTCTTTAGCTTGTGAGGCTGTTTTCGGTAAAATCTTGAGTTTAAGTTCTTCTAATTTTTTCAGCGCCTCTGTAAGCTCCACAACGCTTTTCGCGGCTGCATCTCCAACGACGGATATTTCTTTGTATTCTTCTCTAAGTTGTTTTAATTCTCTTGCGGCTTTGAGTGTTTCGAGTCTTGCTGCCGCTGCCTGCTGATTTAATTTATTATCGTCTCCTTTTCCTTCTCTTTGTTTAGCGATCTCATCTTCTCGAGCTCTCGCCGCCGTAAGCCTAGATGTTGCCGCTTCGATTTTTGCTTGCGCCTCTTTTTGTTGCCCCCCAGCACGGGCTCTATCTCTTACGCCCTCGGCTTCTGCGAGTTTTCTGTTTAATTGATCTTCATAGTTTTGGACTATCTCAGGCACAGGTATCGCTTCGGTTGCTAGAAATTGCAGACGACTAGGCATAACGCTTCTTGAGCCTTGCACTGGCCTACGCTGCTGTACTTCACTCCAGCCTTCAGGATTCAATTGATTAAGTCTATTAAGTAAAGTTTGGTCGGCCTGTTTTCTAAGTTCGGCTATTTTTTCAGCCCTAAGTTGCTCTTCGGTAACAGACCTAAAATACTGCATTCTCATCGGGCCTTGTATTTTACCCTCTGCCATAGCCTGTCTTTGCTTGTCGCTATACGTTTCTAAAGCTTCTTTTTCCGTCTTAAATCTTCCACCCTCAGCTCCGAGCCACTCCGTCTCCATTCTAATCTTGCTATCGTCAAGGCTTTTTTTCCACTCTTCTAGGGCGTCTGCTGCATCGCTTGCTTTATCCTTTAATTTAGTAAGGCGGTCTATTGTGGCTTTATTTGTGTTTTGTCTTTCCGCTTCTACTTTATTGAATTCGGTTTCAGCATACTTTCTAACGTCTCTAATATTAGCCTCTGAAAAGAAGTCAGCCATGCCAAATGTGTCAGATAATTTAGACATCTTCCCAATGACGTTATTAATGGCTACCTCCATTTTCACTGCGTCACCTTGGGATAAACCTTCAGTCATAACCTTTCTCATCTCTTTACCCAAGACTTCCAGCCCGTAATCAATTTCACCCCCCGTTACGTTGTTTCTCATGAACTGTTCTAGAGTATCCATGATACCCAACTGCCCTCTTTCATAGGGCTGAAATTTACGCGCTTCAGGGTCCCAAAAAGCCTTTGCTCCTTTGTCGGCTAGTTGTCCAAAAGTTTCTCCAGGTTTTGAATACCTAAATCGTCTATCTCGAGCGGCTAAAGCCATTGATTCTTCGCCGCCGCCCGCGGTTCCGCCTTCAGCTCTTTCTCTAGGGTCTCTTCCCCAAACGACGTCTATCGACCTCCTTTGCCATCTTGTGCTTTCAAACTCATTACTAGCCTTTTGAGCTGCGGCTAAATCTTTTTCTTGCTGCCAACCAAAAGCTTCAGCTTCTTTAATTTTTTGAGCACCAAGATTTATGTCTCTTTGCGCCGCCGTTGCCTCGTTAAGTTCTTCTATTGGGTCTCTAAAATTAATTAGTGCTTCGGCTACATTCGTACCGATTTGCCCCATAGAATTAGTCAACGCTGTTTGCAGACTGGTAAGCCCCACTCCCATAGCTAAACCGTTTGCCTTAGCAAATTCGGCTGGTATGTTTGCGGCAAGAGTTTGGAATTCGGCAGAAGCTCCTAGTAAATTTTCGAAACCAAGCTCATTGGTCATTCTAACTTTACCCACGCTTTGTCCAACTTGATAACCAGATTTTAATACATTTTCTCTAAGAGCTTGCCTGACTTTGTCCGTAGCTTTAGCTGTAACTTGGGTTCCAAGTGCCGCAGCCCTCATGTTAGTTGGGATTCCGTTTAACTTCAAGGCGTCATCAAAAGCTCCTTCGTTTGCGCCCACCAATGTATTTGTTTGAAGAGCAACCAAACGATTTAAGATTTCGCTGTTCTTTCTGATTTCAGCGATGTCGTCAGGCATCTGGTTAAGCTTGAGTTGAGCGGCGATCTGCTCGGTGGCGACCTTCTCTGCGTCCACATCAGGAAGCTGCATGTCTGGCGCAACTATACCCGAAACTCTTCTGGCGAATCCGACTTGTCTATTTATGTCTTCAGTTCTACCTGCGATAGCACTGCTCAAAAGCGGGGCGATGCCCGGACCAATGTCCCGCAACTGATCAAAGTTCATTTTATTAATGAGTTGATCCAAAAGCTGCGCGTTGGCTCTGCCTACGTCAACGATAGATGTTGATACAGCGCCCTTGATTTGAGCTCCCAAAACGTTTGCCATACCTTCGAATGACTTGGATAATCCAGCCATGCCAGCGCTTCCGAATATCTCTCCTTGGCCACCAAATGAAGCGATTCTCTCTTGTAGCTGCGCACTCCGTTCAGCCCAATAAGCCTGACGTTCAGCTATTTCTAACTGTTGGTTTCTTTGCTGGACGGCAAGAGCCAGCTCGTTTACGGTGGTCGTTCCGCTTTGTTTAATCTCTTCAAGTAAAAGCTTGGCGGCGTTTTCCGCGTTGTTTTCGGCTATGCGATTATTTTTTAAGATTTGAGCGGTTTTTGCAGTAACCGCTTTCATGGCGTTAATGTCTTTTGGCGCAGTAGCCCAAACTTTAAACGCTTCCTCAATTACAGGAATCATAGCTTCTTGAGCTTTTCTGTTTCTTGCTAATTCACCGAGCTGTTCTTTACCTGATTTTGTAGCCAAGCCAGCGGTTTGCTTTATGACTTTTTGATTTAAGTCTGTGAACTTTTTAACGAATACTTCCAAGTTTCTTTTGGTGCCGTCCGAAACGGCTTTTCTAAATTGGACTAAAGAAGCAGTTTTAATTTCAAAAGATTTGTCTATAAGCTCGGCTCTTACTTTCATCTCTTTAGACATGAATGGGTCTTCGAGTTGTCGTGCGCCTTTTAAATCTTCTTGAGCTAAGTCTATTGTAAATTCTTTTACTTTGTCTGTAAGCTGAGCAATGGTAACCAGTCTATCTTGAATACCTTTTACGCTCTTGCCAACAATAGTATTAAAGTCTTCTATTGCTCTGTTTAAAGCTTTCTGTTGTTTGATTTGAATTTGGTCTAGTGCGTTTTTCTTTTGTAAATCTCTAGTAGCTTGAGCGGCTATTTTAGCTCCGGATTTCATTCTATCGAAAACGTCTTGCATGAGTTTTCCGATGTGCTGAATGTCGCTATCGTCTACTTTGCCTTGCAAATTTTCAAGCATTGCGCCGAAGCCCTCTCCGGTGAATTTTTGCATGTTTGCCATGTTGGAGAAGTCAACGTCCATGCCAGAGTCTATGGCTTTTTCTAAATCTTCTTTGTTCAACGCCATTCCTATGGCTTGTTTCATTTGTGCTTGGACGCGCTTACCTTCGGCGGATAGTACGCCTCCCCCTAACGTGTCAAACATTTTAGTATCCGCGCTCCAAAAGCTCATTCCTCTCGCGCCCGAGCCGAACTCTTTTTGTAATTCGTAGCCCATTTTTGCAGCGTCTAAATCGTTTTTGCTTTTCTGTAAGTCTTGAGTTATTTCTCCGAAAATTTCTTTTATCTTTTCTGCGTCGCCAGCGGCGGCTTTAAATCTCGCTTGGAATTCTTGAGGTACTTCCGCTAGCGCTTCGGTCATCTTGCTGCGAACTTTGGCGAGATCATCTGCGGTGACATTGCCAGACTGATCTTTCATCATTTTGTCTAGCTTGTCTAGGCTGTCCATGTAGGCTTGTCCGCCAGAAGTAACACTATTGAGCTTGGTGCCCATTGCTTCCGCCTCTTTACCAACCGCCTCCAGCTTCTCAGCGATTTCGGCCTTTTTAATATTGTCGCCAGCCATCATTACTCCAGCGCCGAGGCCAAGCACCGCCCCCGCAGCCATACCCCAACCTCCAAAAGCTTGTCCCATTTGCACGCCTGTACCTACCATGCCCACGGCGTTACCGACGCCTTCAGCCGTAGCTTTTCCTGAAAGGTTATCTTTGCCCATGAATTGAGAAGCTACGCCGCCGATCATGGGTCCACTGGTCATCATGGCCATTGCTCCTCCGCCTTCTACAAAGCCGCCTAGTCTACTTTTAAGCGATTTGCCTCCCTCTAGTCGTTTTGTTTCCTGTCTAGCTTCTCCGTGTGATTGCGCGGTTGCTTTAGCTTGGTCTCTAGAGGGTTGCGTTTGTTCTTTTCTTCTTTCGTTGGCTTCTGCTTTTGCGTTTGCTTCTGAGGCTTCAGCGTCTCTCAATTCGGCTTTTACGCCTCTTTCTATTGCTTTTTTCTCTTTCTTCTTTTTGTCTAAAATATCTTGTTCTTCCCGAATGGCTTGTTTAGCTACTTCAACTTCTTCATCGGCCAAGCGGGCGGCTTCTTTTGCTTGTTCCGACTGCCTCTTGAGAGCTTCTAATTCTTCAGCTATCTGTTTTTTTCTCTCGTCCCTACCCTCTCTACCAACTCCAGTCTCCGCTGAGTAGTCTACCTCTTCACCAGTAGAGAAGTTCCTGATAGGTTTTGCTCTAGAACCCCTTAACGCCTCGTCCTCCATTTCAAGCTCCCCAATTCTCATGTCCGTTTCATTCGCTGTTTTTCGCGCGCCTTCAGCTGTATTTTTTGCTCGGTCCCTGAGATCAACAGCTGCATTTACTTGTCCCTGTTGCTCGGCAATTTTAGCGTCAATCGGTTCCATTTCTGCCGCGCCAGTTTCAAGTATATTGCGTTCTGCCGTCTCTCTGTCTTGGGCGGCTTTTTGAATTGTTTCATTGTATGAGGAATCAGCATCCAGTCGAGCTTGCTTCGCTTCCTCAATAGCGCTAATCATCTCATCACGAGCTTGTTTCTCCCTGTCTTTAGCGGCGTTTATTTGTTCTTCGGTGCCTTCGGTGCTTTGAAGTAACGCTTTACCTGCTTGGCCAATGTCTTTTAAACTAAATGCCATCATGGACAATGAGCCCATCAACATGGCGGTGTCTAAACTGTCGCTTGCGAAGTTTGGAACCAAACCTTGGCTGGCTCCTTGAGATTGAATTCCAGTTATAGTATTACCAGAAGCTAAATGCATATTAATAGCATTGCTAAGAGAACCTTCAGTGGTGTTGTAAACTCCTATGCCGCCACTGGATTTTAATCTGCTATCATAACCAACCCTAGGTTGTCCTTGGCCAGCAGCTTTTTCACGGCCTATCGCCGCCTTGAGAGCGTCTTCTGCAAAGTTGGGCACAAGGCCGCGAGCAAATGTTCCAAAAGAACGAAGCGTAGACGAATCCATTTTTCCCCTCATCTGCATGAATCGATCCATTTTGGCTTGGTCTAAAACCGTGGTAAACGCTTTCGCGCCGAGGGTATTTATTACCATCTTTTCAAGGCCAACAGTATAAGCTTTGATGGTCTCTTTATCTGAAGCGTATTTACCGAACTCTCCAGTCTTGTTGAGCATACCCATGTCTACCTGTGATAACCCACTAAACTCATTACCCGCAAGAGGTTTAAAGTCTACAGACTCCAATTCGTTAAGAGTTGGATTGCTGCGAGCAACCATTTCGTGACTCAACCCAGTACCGTGAATAGAATCAACTTGGGTAGTTCCATCTATACCTTTATTAGCCAGCCCTTTGTTTTTAACAAACTCTTCCGTTGAAGTAATTAAAATTCTGTTTGCATCTGGATACGCATTTTTAAATACGCCTTCTAAGGAATTATACCAGCTAGATTGAGTTGAATTTTTTGGAAATACTCCGCCCCAAAAACCGTATTGACTCGCAAGAAAGCCCGCGCTCGTATGTATTTCGCTTTTAACTTCGTCTTTAGTAACGTTTCTTTGTTCTCGTAGCGCTTCTGTCGTGTTGTCCATGACCTTACTCTTTTTAGAGTCTGAGAAAGTATCTTGAAACTGTCTGCCAGTCATATTCTTTTTGATGGCCATTTTTCTTCTGGCGACATTTCTTCTAGCGTCCTCTTCATTAAAGACCGCGTTAAAGGTGGGTCTTTCATCGCTTTCGATCCCATATTTGGCTTTTAGCCTATCTCTTGCGCCTTGATCTTGAGTATTAAAAGATACGGAGCCTGGGGGTGGAATCCTGACTGCTCCAGTTCCATACGTAGCCAAATACTCTGGCACGCCCATAGCCCTTAAGGCTTTACCTTGTGAAGCGGCTACCCTTGCTGAATTGATTTCGGCTTCCAAAGCGTTGCTAGTGGCTGATTCGGCGTCCCCAAAATCCATCCCCATTCCCTCATCCCAAGTAGCTTTTCCTCGGTTTCGAAGAAGCTCTGCGCGCTCTTTATCTTCAAGGCTTTGGCCAAATTGCTGATAAGCGTCAGCTTCCGCAAAGTAAAAGTTTGGAACAAAACCGCCGAACCCTTTGAATCCGCCAGCTTTAAATTTAGAATGGCTTACGCGCTTCTTCTTGTAAATTCCAGGAGACCCTTTGGCTGGAGAGCTTTTGCCATCTCTAAACTTACCGTGACTTCCTTTGGTTTGTGATTTCCAAGTTCTAGCAAAATTAGGAATAAGCCCCATAGATTGCATACCCATCGGGCCGAAAGTTTTAGCCCAGTCTTTCTTAACCGCTGGGTTTTGGTTAAGCACTGCCATAGCCTGTTGGAATCTGTCTGGCGTGGTGACGCTAGACAAACCATGAGTCTTAATATTATGAGAAAGTATATCTACTAAATACTTACTAAAGCTAGAAGCAATGTCTACAACTTTTGTTTTATCTCTTTTACTTCTTTCGTGCAGAGCTAGTTTAGCTTGTATGTTCTTTTGGGTCTTGAGGTTCGCGGCGATCTTTTCTCCCACTACAAAATCAGAGCCTTTCTTGGCTCCCGGTTTTGCTTGACCTAAGGACGCTGCCATTTCGTTTTCGAACTTAATTCCTGCCATTGCGCCCGTTGTACCTTCTGGGTCCCAATTAGCTCCAGCAACTCCACCCACCAAATCGTAGGCCAGACCATCGAACAAATGAGGCACCTCATTTAGCATGGTTCTCCAAGCTGGGCCAGCCTTTTTAATCTTTCTTGCTGTAAGGCCAGTAGCGATCATGCGTCCTGATCTACCAGCCATATCCGTAGCAACAACTAGCGTTTCGCCTTCTGGGCCACGAATCATTCTCATGCCAGCGGTCATTTTTTGTACCTGCTCATCCGAGAGGTTGGTTCCCATAGCCCCTTTTCTACCAATCATTGTTGTGCCAAAGTCTTTTTCATGTAGACCCTTGTAAGCAAAGCTGGGAACGAAACCTTCTGAAGCGAAATTAAGATTTAATCCAAGTCTATCCCAAGCCTTGCCCCCATAACCACTCATTCTAGCCTTGAGAGCTCTGCGCTTATTTTTAAACATCTCTCTAGCTTCGGTGATCTCACCGAGCTCACCAACCTTCTTGTTGCCGTATTTAGCTTTAAACGCTGCAAAGTCTTCATCCAGAATTGACATGCCTTTGGCCGCTTTGTCTTTTCTGTCTTGTATGTATGCTGCTCGTTTTTGTAGAACTGGTATATTGTTTTTAATTACTCTAAAAACTTCTGGCGGAAGATTGTTTTTTAAAGTATTAAGGTCTCCATCAACAACGGCTTTTCTAATTTTGGTTCCGCTTACTCCGCCCAGCCTACCCTGCACAGCAGTAACACCCTTAAATGCCCCAAAGCTTTTGGTCATGTCTTCTGCTCCGCCTGATACTCTATCCGCGCCTAGAGCGACTTTTGTATCAGCCTTTCTCATTCTGTAGGCTTTGCCTCCGTGCTCAAAGTGCTCTTGAATTCCTGCGGTACCAGGAACGGCCATCATGTTTGGATTAGCGAGTTCTATTAGTTTCGCTTTTTCTCTGGTTGACAAACCTATATCGTAATCTCTGCTAGCGCCTTTACTTACGAACGCAACGCTTGCTCCAGCCTGTCTAGCCATGTCTGAGTGACCACTAGTAAAGGGCGCGAATGCTCCTATTGTGGCTGTGGCCCCTTTGATTTCATTTATCTTTTCAAATTCAGAAGCCTGTTTCAGACTCATGTCGGCCTGTCGCTCGAATACGCTTAACTTATTCGAATACTTTTCCGCCAATAAAGCCTCAGTCAAAATACCAGAGGTGGAACCAAACTTTTGGTTTGCATCTCTACCAAAACCTGTTTGGGAAGTTCCTGAACGAATTTGTTTGGAGCGTTTATCGCGCATGCCCATTACGACGTCTTTAGCTCCTTTTAAGAAAGTGATTTTTCCTGCCTTAGTAAACTCTGGGCTATCGACAACGCTTTGAGCAGCTCTAACCACAACCAATTGATCCGATGGATTTAGGTCTGCTGCACTGGTAACAAAATTAGCCCCACCAGCCCTCTTTATAGCTTCTGTGGTTTTTCCTATTCCAGCGGTGCCTACGATAGTCTCACTGATTTGACCTCGTTGAGCGGCTTGGCTAACTATAGAATCGAATATTTTTTTAGCGTCTCTACTAGCAACAGGTACGCCCATCGCTTGAGCTAACTGATCTTTATCTAAAATCTTGGTGGCGAAATTTGGAATTATACCACTGAAAGCAAGAGCCTCTTCCAGCTTTGCTTTGTTAATATCATCATGCATCCAATCCAAAGTAAACTGCTTTTTGTCGTGCATGATTTGATTGGCGGTTGTTCTTTGCAGCAGCTCGTTTTTAAAGTCTGCCCAGTGGCCCCTAGCAACGCCCCAAAGCGTGGATGAGCCCTGAACTTTTCCATCCGCTCCTTGCCCTAAAACGTCAGTATACATCCTGCCATCGCCCGATTGCTTTGCAACATCCATTGTATCGAGGGCCGGTTTGTTGGGGTCCCATTTTCCACCAGTAGTAGGATAAAAAGCCTCAGCCATTGTTTGTGCATAGCTGCTAGAACCCCCAGATTTTATAGCGTTGTATCTCAAAAATTTAGAAATCCATAGGCTCTCGGAATGTCCCGCGCCAACGTGAGCGTCACCTATGTCAGTTTTAGAATTCATTGAAATAGCTTGTTTAAGCTTTTGCGAACGGGCGTCGTTAGGTATGGTGGAAGGGCCAACAAAATCAAAAGGAATGTTTCTAGCGCCCTTGGTGCCAACACCTATTTGAAAATACGTCATCAAGTCGTCCTCAAAGGTGTTTCCTTCTTTAACGTTTTTTAGTCTGTTATTTTCTTGGTGATCTTTAAGTAGGGCAGCGAACGTTCTAGCTTTCGAGTGCGACTTCGGGAAAATTTTTGGATCAAAATTTAGAGCTCCTGTTCCTCCTGCGTAACCCTTAACCCAGTTTGTTGGGGCACCTTGAGCTACGGGAAGTTTTTGAGCCTTTCTCCAAGAGGTTATGCTAGTCCCATCTTGCTTCAAGAAGCTAATGGACTGCTGTAAATATTCTGCTACCGCTGAATCCTTTGCACTTTGGGATAAATTTTTC